CCTTCGTCACCGAGGATCAGGGCGAGAAGCTACACAAGACGTTCACCATCAAGGGCTGCACAGACTTCTACCAGGCCCAGGACACTGCAGAGTTCCTGGTACGGGACAGCCGCTCAAACCTTACGGTCGCTGGTACCTTTGGGAGCCGATGCTTCGGCCTAGTACCTGGCGACATCGTCTCGCTGACCTATGACAGCGCCGGGTACAGCGGCAAGTACTTCCGGGTCATGCAGGTCGCAATCGACCTGACCTCGATGAACGTGAACCTACAGCTGAAGGAATACGACAGCTCGGTCTACACTTGGAACGATGCTCGAGGCAATGAGCCCGAGGGCCTTACCTGGCAAGAAGAAGTGGTCAACGCGTCCCCGACGACGCCTGTCATTGGCACGCTGAGCTCCACCACGCGTACTCGAGCAGACGGCTCTACCGCACTTACCCTTACCGTTCCCTTCAGCAACATCCCGGAGCAGGCTCAATACGTCGATGTTGAGTGGGGCATAAGCGGCACCGACCAGTACAACAGTCAGGTCGTCTTCGACACGGAGAACATCAACCAGGTCGAAGTCCCCATCGAGCGGGACAACGCTACCTACGCCGTTCGAGTGCGCTACTTCATCGCGGACTCTGCTGGCACGCTCATGGCCTCTACCTTCGCAACTGACACCATTGCTGTCGGCAACCTTACGGGTACCAAGCTCGGGGGCATCGAGGAAGGCGCCACCGCTAACAACATCTACCAACAAGCTTCAGAGCCCACCGGCGGAACCTACAACGACGGTGATATCTGGATCGACACTGACGATGGCTACCGCATGTACCTCCGTAGTGGAGGCGCCTGGGTCGACCGTGCTGATACCCGGATTGCGAGCGCTATCACTAGCGCATCGGGAGCTCAAGCTACTGCTGATGGGAAGGTAGTCACGTTCTTCCAGGACGCTGAGCCAGCAGATGCTTCCTCATCGACTGGCGATCTCTGGATAGACACTAACGACAGCAACAAGCTTTACCGCTACAACGGCACGTCCTGGGACTCTGTACGAGACTCTGGAATTGCCTCGGCAATCAGTGCTGCGTCTACCGCGCAGTCTACGGCTGACGGCAAGATCGTGACCTTCTACCAGGACGATGAGCCAGCTGATGCGTCGTCTTCGACTGGTGACTTGTGGTTCGATACGAACGACAACAACAAACTGTATCGCTACAACGGCACAGATTGGGTTTCTGCGCGCGACAGCGGCATTGCAGCTGCTATTAGCGCAGCAGCTGGAGCTCAGTCTACTGCTGATGGAAAGGTAGTCACCTTTTACCAGGACGACGAGCCAGCAGCGGCGTCTTCCTCAACTGGTGATCTTTGGATCGATACGAACGACAACAACAAACTCTACCGCTTCAACGGTACCAGCTGGGACTCAGTACGAGACGCAGGTATCGCGTCGGCTATCTCGAGCGCAGCCACGGCTCAGTCGACGGCAGACGGTAAGATCGTCACGTTCTATCAGGACGATGAGCCCGCTGATGCGTCATCTTCTACTGGCGATCTATGGTTCGACACAAACGACAACAACAAGCTCTATCGCTACAACGGCACGGATTGGGTCTCAGCCCGAGACGCCGGTATCGCCGACGCGCTAGCAAACGCTGCTACGGCTCAATCCACCGCTGACGGCAAGATCGTTACGTTCTACCAGGACGGTGAGCCCGCAGCAGCTTCCTCTTCGGAAGGTGACCTCTGGATCGACACCAACGACAGCAACAAGCTTTATCGCTTTAATGGGACTGATTGGGTTGCTGCTCGAGACTCGGGCATTGCCTCTGCTATCAGCGATGCTGCTACGGCACAGGCAACCGCTGACGGTAAGGTCACCACCTTCTACGCCGCGAGCTCCGCTACGCCTACGCCTGAAGGCACTGGCGACCTGTGGTACCAGACCGACACCCAGCTGTTCTTCCGGTACAACGGCTCTGCCTGGCAGGAGGTCGCTAGCTACAACACCGGAGTCCTTGCTGACAGAAACGATATCGATCTCTCCTTTGTGACAGACGCGGGTGATGTCGCCGGACTTGATAGCATCACGGAAACTTATATTTCAGACGACGCTATATCGACTCCTAAGATTCAAGCAGGCGCTATCACGGTCGCCAAGCTGAAAGTGACTGGACGAGGCTCGGCTCTCAACTCCGACCCCAACTGCCAAGACAGCAGTGCTTGGGAGAAGTTTGCTGGCTCCAACGCAACCTTCACCACCATCACGGACGGCGTGGTGGGCAACAACGTCATGCGTTCTGCCGCTGGGACGACATGGTACAACGGCGGTGAAGCTCTAGCCTTAGACCCTAGCAAGACGTACCGCATGACGGCGCTGGTTCGTAAAAACGCGACCGCAAATGGAACGCTTTACGTCGGGGTGGCGGCGTTCACTTCTGGCGGCACGAATATCGGAGGTGACGGCACTCAGTGGTCCTATGGTGCTGCTTCAGGCAGCTCAGGGTCTACTTCATGGACCCGCTACACAATGGAGTTTGGGGCGGGAACGTCCTACACCTTCCCGTCTAACGCGGTGACGTTCAAACCTATCGTTTTGATGAATTACAACGGCTCTGCTGGTTACTTTGAGGCCCAGGACGTTCGCATTGAAGAGAAAGTAGGCGCCGACCTTATCGTGGACGGCTCGATAACTGCCGAAAAGTTAGACGCTAACACTATTACCGGCGACAAGATCAGCACCTCTTCTTATGTGAAAGCGGGTTCTGGTTCGAACTCTGCGATCATGAGCGGACGTGCTACTGACAACTTTGCCTTCTGGGCAGGCGCTGACTTCGACGCCAACGGAGGCGCTAGCGGAGGTAATGCGCCCTTCCGTGTGACTCGGGCCGGTAAGGTCATCATGACCAACTTTGCCCTCTACTCTGAGTCAGGGCAGAAGCTGTTCGACAGCACGGACGGTCTTCTTGGACTACCCTCGACCCAGGTGGCTGTCTCTACCGGCTCTCTGGTTCCCTCAGTATCTGACGAGCTCACAAGTCAGACCGACTACTTCCAGATGGTCTTGAACTCTACGCAGACCATCACTGCGGCCTTCGACTACCCGCTCAACTATCTGTTCTCGAGCGGAACTTCGGAAGCCGACGCCTACGGTAAGATCGCAACCAGCATTACGGTCACGATTCAAAAGAGCACGGATGCTTCGACCTGGACGACCTTTGGGGCAGCCACCTTTACTAAGACTGACAGCAGTTCGCCCTCGAGCTCTCAGTACTATGTGCTGAAGCAGACGGTGAACCTTGGGTATGAGTTTGGAAGCGGTACTCTTTACTTCGCTTCTCTACAGCCTGGTGGAGCGGTCGACGACGGTAACGTAATTAGCGGCTCCGTTTCAGCTTCTCTTGGATCGGGTACACACTACCTTCGGATGCAGGTTTCCTATGGCGGTAGTGGTCTTGCTGCTACTGGCTACCCATCGCTAACCGAGAACCGCTCTGTAACGCTAACTACTAGTGGTGCAGGCTTCACGGTCGACTCGAGCGGTAACGTCTCGGACGGCGTAGCAACCTCAGCAACAACTGGGTGGGTACTCTCCAACTTTGTTGAAAAGACGGAGAGCGACGACGTTACGATCAACGGCACCCTGACCCTAGGCGGAGACCTAGTAGTCAATGGGACCACCACCACTATTAACTCAACGACCCTCGAAGTGGATGATCTTAATGTCACCCTCGCCTCTGGCGCAGCTAACGCGGCAGCGGCTGATGGTGCAGGGATCACGATTGATGGGGCAAATGCCGCGCTAACCTATAGCAGCAGCAATGATAGGTTTAACTTTAACAAGCCGGTGCATAGCACTAGCTCAATGAGTGCCGCAGGAAACTTTACGCTAGGCAGCGGAAGCAGTACGGGTGTTCTAAAGCTCAAGACCTACAATGATGCAGCCAGTGAGTGGCACCTCTACAACTACAACGACGACACGCTGCGCTTCAACTACAACGGCAGCGGCGGGGATGAGTTCATTCTAAACAGCAGCGGCCTACTGACTATTTCTGGCGGTATCAGCGACAGCGGAGGTATTACTAGCACCGGAACGATACAAGGCAATCAGATTAAAGCGCAGAGCAATAACGCAGCCGTGGTCTCCATTAACGATTCAAGCGCTGCCAATGACACTGATCTCGTCGCCTATGTTTCATTTCAGCGTGAAGGTACAGAGCGCGGCTGGCTAGGTTTTGGCAGCTCAGGAAACGATGAATTCCGCCTATCCCGTACCGGTGGGGATATTCAGCTTCACCCCAGTGGTGGGAACGTGAACATAACGACCGGGGGCCTAGAGGTCGGCGGCGTTTCGGTGATCGACTCCTCGCGGGGCATCACCGGCACGGTTATGTCGATCAACTCCGCAGGGAACGCCTATCTCAACATTAACGGCGGGTCTGGCTATGAGTCTGGGATCATCTGGAAAACTGCTAGCACGAACAAGTGGGAAACCTACGTTCCTGGGAGCAGTGATGACTTTTCGTTCTACTCCTACACCAAACCAGGGACGGTGTTCCGCCTGCTGTCTGGTGGGGGAGCGCAGCTTACCGGGAAGCTACAGGTCACCCATGAAAGCTCCGGCCTGTTATTTGAGGACGTAAGCGGAAACGCCACCCTATGGCTAGACGGCGTAAACGGTGACTTCGTCGGCGGTGATTACTTTGGCCTTCGAGCAGTCGGCTCTGACAAGCTAAGCTTCCTCTATGGGAGTGGAGAGAAAGCGTATATCAATTCTTCAGGCGACATATACGCGGCCACAGACATGATCGTTGGGAGCCGACTAGTCGGGGGCATTGGGGCGCGCACTACCGGAGGAACGGCGGACTGGAACCACTCCACCAACGCTCGCTCAGGGAGCGGCTATACGCTACTCCTAGGCAATGCGACCAATGGGCCAACGCCGGGGGTGAGCGCTTATTGGCACCCTTTCTCCTTTGAATATAACAACAAAGATGGCACTGGGAACATGACGCAGTTCGCCATCCCTTACTCTAGCAATGATGGTTCTATTTACTGGCGGACTCGATACAGTAATAGCTGGACGGGATGGACGAAGCTCTGGTCAGACGTAAACGATGGCTCCGGGTCTGGCCTTGACGCCGATAAGCTGGATAGCTACCACCAAACTGACTTCGTTCGGCTGGCTAGCAGCAGCAGCAGTCCCACAAACGGTAATTTCGCAATCGGTCAGGCGTCTAGCCGAAACTTTATTCAATCCCACAACAGCCAACCCCTAGACATTAACCCCATCGGCAATGACATTAATTTCGGGTCTACTACGGATAGATCGAACACCACAGTAAACATCCTTGCCGCCGACTCCGGCAGGGCGGAGCTTCGCCTCTACGGGTCAAGCCAAGGGACTGGTCGGGTCTACGTTGGGCAGTCTACTGAATACGGTGGGGGTATTGAGTACAACGGGGACGGAAGCCCCGCTACGACCGGCTCTCCCGACGACACCATAACCCTGTTCCGCAACGCAGGGGGCACGATCGGCTGGACGGCCTATAACTCCTATGGCGACGACCATTGGGTTTACAAGGGCGACGTTCGGACCCGTGGTCAAGTTCGGGCAACAGGGTGGTGGGGATCGGCTACCTCTAACCAGGAAGGTTTAGCAGCAGAGCTTGGGGTAAGTGCTGGACGCGCCCACCTTATCTCCTACAACCGGAGCAGTTCTGCTTACGGTGACCTGACTATCTCTGCACCTACCATTGATCTTACCTACGGGAGCGGTTCTGTCACGGTCAAGTCTGGGAAGATGGGAATTGGTCTAACCGACTGGGATACCAACAGCATTGCCTTAGACATTAACGGGCATACATCAATTCGCCGTGGTTACGCGCTCTACCTAGGAGTCAACAGCAACAACATCAACTCATGGGAAACGAAGTTTTGGAATAGCGGATCGGCCGCCATCCTTAATGCTCAATCCTTCCTCTTTGATAATAGCGGATATGGCTCCGAGCAGTTCCTGAGGGTAGACGTAAATGGCGCAGCGCTAGGCAACTACGGAACATATAGCGGCGGGAGTTCGGCTAGGACGCTTGCGATTCATGGCAACTCGTCAAGCACCTATACCGGATTTCTGTCATTGGCTAGGGCTAATAGCGCTAAGTATTACCTATACGAGGAGAACGGTAATTACAAATACCAGGGCCAAGAAGCGGGAGTTCACCAGTTCATAGTAAGCGGAACCACTGTCGTATCTGAGATAAGCAGCGACGAGATTCTGCACCGGAGCGCAACAGGCGGAAAGCTGCGCGCCGTATCTATAACGGACGCCAATAACAACGCTTCAGTAGGCGCTACATGGTCTTCAGGCGGCGGCTATGGAATGTTCATGGAGTATTACCCTAATACAGCGATAGGGTATCTCCAGAACAACTACAACATGAGCCCGGGGAATGTCTACGGCGACATTCATATTCGCCAAATGTCCGGCGGTAGCTGGCAGACCCGCCTGCTATTTGATAACGACCAAGCCAAGGCCGTATTCCAAGAGACGCTGGAAGTAGATTCCGGTACGTCTTCAACCTTCCGCGTCCTATGTGATAACGACGGGAACGCCACGATTGAGGCTAGGGGTGACGGTCAGGGCACCGGCATGGTCTACGTCGGGCAATCATCAGGCTACGGCGGGGGCATTGAGTACAACGGCGATGGCTCGCCAGCCACTACCGGCGCTGGTGGTGATTACGTCGCGCTTTTCCGCAGGGAAGGCGGTACCAACTCATGGACGGCCCGAAACTACTACAGCAGTAACGACTGGGAGTTTAGAGCTGCAATAACGGCGGGTGGCGCAATAACGTCGGGCGGGGACATAAAGGGGGGCGGCCTTGTCTCTGCCAATAACAATAAGGTTATGCGGGCTGCGATCCTCTCTCAGTCTGGCAACACCCATACCGGCTGCTACGTCATTCGCCTTCCTGGGACGACCAGCAACTTCTCAATGCCGGTCATTCGGATCACGACCTACGAGTACAACTCCCGCGCAGTAAATATCTACTACGTTGGCGGGCACAACTGGAGCACCCCTTCCTATTGGTACAACCAATCAGTGCATCATATCGGCACACAGCCCCGGCCTGTTCGTCTAGGCAATGACGGAACGTCTCACTGCATTGTCCTAGGTGAAACCACAGATACCTGGGATTACGAGAGCATCGTCGTTGACGTTCTCATGCACCCGACCTACTACCAAACGAATCAGGACTTCACGGGCTCGTGGAGTATCTACCGCACCACCACCATGCCTTCAGCGGTCAGCGGAAACATCGTTCGGAGACAGCTACAGTCTGGCGCTGGGAACGACGACTATGCCATAACATCCTCAGGGCAACTGTCCTTCGGTGGCAATGCACGGTTTCAGGCAAACGGCACGGAGTCCATCCAGCACGTTAATTCATACGGGAACATTGAGTTTGGGCCGTTTAACTCTGGCGGCGCCCATATCTATACGGACAGGGCTCGCTTTTACTTTAACAAAATCCCAAGCCTCATAAGCAACACCATCACCAGCTATAACGGCGACTTCACTCTGTATCGCAATGAAAGCGAAACATACAAAGTCGTTATAACCACTGGCGGTCTGGTGTCGTCGCAAAACGTCACGGCGTACTCAGACCGTCGCCTCAAGACGGACATAGAGCCGATCACCGGGGCCCTGGATACCGTTATGAAGCTCCAGGGGGTGAAGTACACCCGGATAGATAGCGGGAACCGGGACATTGGCTTTATTGCCCAGGAGATCGAGGAGAAGTGCCCGGAGATCGCTGACCGTATCGTCAACACGGCAGACGATGAAATGGGCACCAAGAACCTCAACTATCAGAACATGGTGGCCCTCTTGACCGAGGCCATCAAAACCCAGCAACAACAAATCGAAGCGCTAACGGCGCGTATTGAGGAGCTAGAAAATGGCGATGACTAAAACCACGGCCTACCATTCGGTGGGCGTAGACCTTCAGATGGGCTATCTGCACATCACCTATTCGGTGGTAGTGGACGACCCAGACGACGACCAGCTTCCGATGGAAGTGCGTAAGAACGACAGCGTTTATTGCCACGGGGACTTTACCGCCTACCCCGAAAGCATTGGCGCAATCGCTGACGCCATTAAGGCTGGCTATCCCGAGGAAATGCCGGTCGGCGCAATCGCTGGCGGGGCATAAAGCAGGAGGTAGGTTATGGCTAATCGCTCGGTTACCGTATTCGCTGACGCAGAGTTCAGCTCGATCTTTGTGTTGGGCGGCGGCTCTTCCAACAGCCGTCTCGATATGGGGCCGGGCGATGTCCTAACCGTCACGCACTCAAGCGCTAGCCCGGCTTCCACAGGCAACGCGAGCGTCACCGCATTTAGCTCGAGCTTCTGGACATCAACCACAGCAATGTCGGTTGCTCGAGGCTCAAGCCAAACGCGGACTATTAAGACCGGCGCTACCAACGGAACACCTAACCTGACGGTGTCGATCTCTGGCTACGGTACTGCCACGATCTACCTCAATATCGTCAGCAGCACCGACTCAACCCCTGACGCCTTTTCCTTTAGCGGTAGAAGCGACGCTGTCCCTGGCACTGAGTATGCTCTCGGGCAGTTCAAGGTCACTGGGATCAACGTCGCGGTCGGTGCGTCGGCATCGGGCACAGCGGGCACTCGGTTCCGAGTCAACAACGGAACGCTGAGCTCCGCCTCGAAGACGGTAAACAACAACGATTGGGTTTATGTCTACGGTACCTCGAGCTCGAGCTACAACACGTCGACCAGCGCCACGATCTCAATTGGAGGGGTGAGCCACACGGCCACGATAAGCACCCCAACAAGTCCACCTGAAGGCACCAGGATACCGATTGGGGTATCTAGCGGCGCCATATCTCTGGACAACGTGAGGCGCCTCTTTGGGCCCTCGGGTGGATCGCCTGGTACTTACGGTACCGCAGCGATGTCGAGCTACTATCGCGGCGGGACATATGTGCCCAACATCACAACGGGCACACCCAACAACGCCAATATCCCAACCTCTGGAACGATATCACTGTCGAACTTCTACGATAGCTTCACGTCGATATTTTTCCAGAGCGGACCAAATAATAAGTTCGCCACTATAGTTACTACCAGCCAGGGGGGAAGTGCAAACATCTCCTGGTATCCAGGAAATGATTGGACGATGGGCTACGCGCCTAACATGGAAGACCTGTGCGAGTACCAGTTTTTTCATGAGGTTGATGTTTTGTCGGAGAACATTGGCTCCCTTAACTCAGTCACACTGGTCATGAATGGCACCAGCTATGACTTACTAGCTAGCCAGGCAGACCGCACCTCGAGCTATGGGTCTGGAAGCATTTATATAAACGTCTCAGCCCCCGCGAGCAGTGAGGCATTCGTTGTAGGCACCATCACTATCACAGCCCGTCACCGGGTCTACACGTCCTATACCATTAGCCGCTCGTTTCAATACAACTTCAACGTCTACGGACCCTAAAAGCAGCAGGAGGAGACCCCGACACCAGGAGGTCTCATGATCGAAATCGGAGTAGCGTTGAGCGCCGCAACGCAAGCCTACGGCGCAGTAAGGAAAATGATCGCAGCGGGGAAAGACCTCGAGGACACAGTGGGACAGCTGTCACAGTGGTTCACTGCCTACAGCGACATCAATGAAGCAGAACACCAGGCTAAGAATCCTGGGCTTTTCGCCAAGATTGTTCACAGTAAGAGTGTCGAGGCCCAAAGCATCGAGATATTTGCTGCACGCCAAAAGATGCGTAGCCAGGAGAAGGAGCTCCGCGAGATCGTGCTCTACGCCTACGGGGCTGACGCCTGGAGAGAGATGATCCAGATTCGGAGGCAAGTAGCCAAGGAACGCCAGGACGCTATTCATAAGCAAACCAGGCGCCGCAAAGAGTTCCTGGATAACTGCCTCATGCTCGGAGCAATACTAGTCCTGGCCGTTCTGCTATACGGCATGGCCTACTTTGTTTTTCAGCTTCTCGCTGAACTTAAATAGCGATATCATATATACGCATTTCCTATACACCAGGAGGAGACATGCAAGAGCAACAACAAATGACTGCCGACCAGTTTGTTATTAACGAGACCCTAGAGAACTTGGGCCGCGCTAATGCAAGCCAGGCAATCACAATCGCCAACCTACAGGCGCGTAATCGCCTCCTCGAGCAGCAGCTGCAACAGGCTATGCAGAAGGACGATAAGTTGCCTGGTGAAGAGCCCCTCGAGGTCGAGGGAACTGAGCACTAACAAGGGGCCCCGTTTGGGGCCTCTTACTTTTCAGGAGTTTTAAATGGCGACCTATACATTTCAGAACGGGGACGGACCCTATCAGCTGTTCCCGACTTCCATTGCGCCTGCTTCTTTTGAGATTCGACATGCCAGGACAACCCTGGTGTCTGACTCGAGAAGCCAGAGGCGCCAGAGCCGCTCGGTCGGCGGTGTTCGCATCGAGGCCACCTTTACCTTCCCGCCGCTCCGCAAGAGCGAATACGCAGACTTCGCGGCTTTCTTTCGGCTGCTCGACGGTCGCCACACCATCTTCGCTATGCGGTGGCCCTTGCTTCGAGACGACACCAACTACTCGGACTCGAGCCTTTCGGTCGGCGAGTACTACAACCGCAACGACGCAACCAACAACAACCAGCTGATGCAGTACCTAGGCCTGGACGGCGCAACGCCTGTCGTTGACCCCCCGGCTCGAGATACGGGCACGCTGAGCCTTAGCGCCTGGAGCAGCTATCTGCCCACGCTCAAGTGCAGCCTTAACACTGACGGCCCTGTCATCGAGTACGGGGACGATGGATTCATTCGATACAGCATGGACGTGATTGAACGATGGTAGACCCTGCAAAAAGCATAGCCGTTGAATGGCTGAAACGAGACGAGGGCTTACGGCTCTTTCCTTACCAATGCACCGCTGGGAAGGTCACTATCGGCTACGGTCGCAACCTCGAGGACAACGGCATCAGTGAGTTCGAAGCTGAGCAGATGTTGGTCTCTGACGTTCGAGTCGCGACGCAGGACGCTCGCAAGTTTGTTGGTGAGGATGTCTGGGCGGAGCTCGATGAGTGGCGCCAGGCTTGCCTCATCAACATGGCATTCAACCTAGGCCTACCAACTCTCAAGAAGTTCGAGAAGTTCCGCCAGGCTCTCGAGGATAAGGACTGGGAGCAGGCTTCTGTGGAGATGCTCGACAGCCGCTGGGCTGACCAGGTCGGAGCTCGAGCAACGCGTCTCGCAAAAGTTATAGCGGAAGGTCGACTATAGGGAAACCCTATAGTAGCATTGAGGTGATCACTGCAGGAGGAGACTGACATGATCACACTCGAAGACTATGCACGGATGCTCCAGAGCCACGATTGGTTCTACGAAATGAGCGACGACCACTCTGTATGGAAGCGCGGCTTAGACGAGCGCGGTGAAATCAACATGGCTAAGCGGCAGCTTGTCGAGGCTGGTTTCGAAGCAGCTGAGAAAGCGTACTGGAAGGCATACGCCCCCGAGTACTTCGGTGGTGACCCTAAAGGTGCATGAGGTGAGCTGCCATCCCATGAAGTTTGAAGAGGAACTGCAGCACTACCTCGAGCGCGGCATGACGCTACAACACCGCAGGCTTGAGTGGATCAGACGGTTGAAAAACGGCGACCCGTATCAGAACCAGATGGAGGAGCGGGTGAAGTGGAAGCAGGAGGTGGTTGCGAGGGCAGACGGCTACCTTCCGCTGCCCGCAACTTGGGACATTTTGCCGGTCCATCTTTGATGCCGTGCAACTTGTAAGGATTACTGAAGGGTTCGTTAGCCCCGTTACGGGGTAACCATATACCCACTGGAGAACTTTGATGCAGAACTTTGGTCCAATGAGCGGCACGTTGCTTCGAACTGCTCAATATCAAAATTGCTATGTGAACTATATGCCCGGCTACGGCGCACATTCGTTCTCGATCACGATTGAGGTCGACGGTCGTCGGGTAGGTGACACGTTCCACATTGAGTCTGACAAGGACTTGAACACAGCACTCAACATCCTCCACAAGCGAGCTTATTCATGACTGACGTTGATCTACTTAAAGAGCTCGAGGAGCTCGCAGGAGGGCCGCTCAAGTGTGCCCGGTTATTGGCTGTTGATTACACCGGCAGCTACGCGTCCTGGAAGGCAGGGCGCAAACCCATCCCTCGCTATGTCGTTGCGTCTGTGAAGGCGCACACCGCATTGCTCAAGAACGAACTTGTCCAGGAGTGTTAGGGGGCTACGGCCCCCTTTTTTATGGAGCGGGAAACCGGGTTCGAACCGGCGACCTGTACCTTGGCAAGGTACCGCTCTACCAACTGAGCTATTCCCGCGTAATAGGGACACACTGTAGTCACACAAATTTGGCCCAGCTTGTGTACACAGTGTGTACCGCACACAAACTCAAAATCTCTTCTCAGCGAGCCCCTACCTGCAAGGGTTTCAAGGTAACTTGTGTACCTGCAACCTTGGCAAGGTAGTGAGTACAACCACGTCTATACTGTAACGCTGTAGGTGACATCGAAGAAATTTCGCTTGTGTCCATGTAGATACAACTCCGTCGTTGCGTGGTCGGTGTGAGCCATGATTTTGCTGATCATTTCACCTGGAGCTCCACCTTGCTCGAGCAGTGCTGCGGACAGCGACCTGATCTCATGAAAGGTCGGTTGCCCTGGTAACGGGTCCACAATTCGCACACATTCTGTGAACTGCTTTGAGAGCATGTCAGGGGTCATTTGGCATGGGTGTTCCTTGCCGCTCCTGTTCGCTCCAAAGTGACTGAGAACAAATGGGCAGTCCCTGTTCATCATCGCCTGGCGTCGGCACTCCTTGAGCACCTCGAGGAGCTGAGGATGTTCTGCCAGCACCCACCGCAACCTAGTAGCCTCTACCTCACCTCGAGACGCCACGCTCTTCGAAACGGTTACGCATAGAGCTCCGTCCTTGATGTCGTCCCACTTGAGCGCCGCCAGGTCTCCCCGGCGAAGCGTAGTGATCAAAGACAAGCGACACGCCTGGACCAGGCCTTCATATCCGCGCTCCTCAGCAACAGACAACACCCTCATTAACATAGGCATCGTCAATCGACGCCTCTGCTTAATCGGCAGCGCTTTCTTGTCGAGCAGCGATATCGGATTCGAAGGCAGAGCCAGGAGCTCTGACAGCATCGCCCATTTCACAAAGCGATTGAGCTCAGGTCTGAGGTTGTCTTGCTGATGCCTGGTGAGGCTATCCCAGTACTCGAGGAAGTGCGCCATGGTCACCCGGGCAGGGGACGCAATGGCAGCAATGTCTCGAGCAAAGGCTCGAAGGCAGTACTTTGCATTGGCCCACTTCTTCTTCACTAGGAGCTCAGGAGAGCCTTCCTCGCGTCGATGGATGTGTCGGTTGACCAGGTGCAGCCAGGGACTCTCAGGCGCCTCTAGGGACGCTACAAGAGCTCTGGCAGCCTGACAGGCCTGGTCATGGGTTTTAGCTTGAAGGGTCTTATATTTGCCGTTGTCGAGTTTGACACGCCAATAGCCCTCGCGACCTCGAGGATCGCTGTACACCTTCATAGCTCTTTCTTCGCGTTCTTACCAAAGATCGCTTTGAAGTAGTCGTCAGTCTCATAGTATCTGACGCACTCTTTAGCAAACGCTTGGGTGTCTACGCCTAGCATCCTGGCCCAGAGCTCTGTGTCGTTAGGCGGCACTCGAACCCTTCCGTTTTCAACTTGGCTGATAAAGGTGAAGTACCGCTGCCCCACCAGTTTTGCCATGTCATGTTGTGTTAGCTGCGCCGCTTCTCTGAGCGACTTAAGTATTCGACCAAACTCGGTCCTCTTCCCCAAATCGGCCCTAGTATTCTTAGGCCTGGTTTCTTGTGACATACGTTTCCCCGCGTTGTCCTTCTATAGTGGGCATCCCTATATGTAGAGATACTCTATAACCTTTACACAATTGTGACGAAATGTAAAAGATACTTTCACAATTTCTAATAAATATGCGGAAAAATGACACCAACGTAGACAGTTAGAGGGGCCCCTATGTGTCACATTAGGGATGTCAAGGTTGACACCCTTATCGTTAAGTCCTATATAGGAACAGTCTATATGGTAAGTATCAAATTGAAACACTGGGGGTGAGTATGGATCACATCGATTTTGAGCTGTTAGAAGTACTGTGGGAGCACCGAATGGTGAATGACGCAGAGGCTCACTATCTAAACAGCATCAACAACAAACAACTAAATGAAACAAAACTAGGGGAGCAGCTCCTGCAGGAAATCGCCCCGACAGTCGAAGAGCATATCCAGGTCCGACAGCGTGAAGCACAGGACGCGGTGATTAACAATTCGACAGGTCGGCGCAACCTTCCCTGGAAGTACTTGATTGGGTTGGTCGAAAGCACGGAGCTCGCGTTCGCTGCTACGCAAAACCTGATGGCGACGTTGGCAACTAGTAAGCCCCCGACCTATCAGCATGTCTGCCTCGAGCTCGGGGAGTGTCTGGTCCGGGAGGTGCGCTTCCAGAGATGGCGCGACAAGGATAAGGGCTACGCAAGCCACTTTCTTCGCCGCAACAGTCAGGCCCTTGCATCTAAAGCTCAGCATCTTCGATTCGCCCGCAAGCTGGAGAAAAAGATCGCTGAATACCTGGACGGCGATCAGTACGACCTTAGCAGAGACGCTCTCTTTGGTGTTGGTGCTGTTCTGCTGGACTGTGTACGTCGAGCTCAGCCCGACATGCTTACGCTGACCGCTACAGGCCCTCGAGGAAAGATCAGAGCCCAGACCGTCTACTACTCCGATGAGTTCCTGGCGGATGTGTCGCGTCTCCACGCTATCGCGTCCCTGGCACAGCCAGTGCGTCGTCCCATGCTGGTACCACCTAAGCCGTGGAAGCGGGACGAGGAAGGAAAGATCACCGGGGGCTACTACCTTATTAAGCAGAAGGTCTACCGCACCGACTGGCACCCTCACGGGTTCTGGCCGTCGCAGCGAGCCCTCGATGCTCTCAACTCGATACAAAAAACGCCGTGGCGTATCAACCGCCAGGTCTATGAGTTCCTGCTGCGAAACCCCTACGTCGGCCCACAGATGCCCATTCAGAAGCCCAAGAAGCTTCCCCCGGAGCAGTGGGCAGCTTTAAGCGATGACGACAAGCGAGTCGTCCAGCAGCAGTTTAACGACGACCTGGCGCAGTACGTCTCAACAACATCAAAAGCAATGACCTTCGAAAGGCAGCTTCTACAGAGCGAGATGTTGGTCGAGAAGAGCGCCTTCTGGCAGCCCCACAGCTTTGACTTCCGAGGGCGCCTCTACCCAGCAAACCAGATGCTCACCAGCCAGGGTGACCACGTCGCCAAGGCCCTGGTCGAGTTCTGTAACGGTAAGCCCGTAGGTGAGAATGGCGTGCTAGCTCTAAAGCTTCAGGCAGCCAACACCTTCGGCTTCGACAAGCTGGGCATCGAGGATCGCATCAAGAAGATCGAGGCGATGGAAGATGACCTACGTCGCTTAGTAGCCGACGACAAGTTCGCCTGTGGGCTCATTATGAAAGCTGACGAGCCCATGACCTTCTATGCAGCTGCGGTCGATCTAGTCGCAGCACTTGATAACCCCAACCACATCAGTCACCTCCCTATAGCAGTAGACGGCACCTGCAACGGACTACAGATACTGTCTCTCTTGGGAAAGGACCGGGTCGGCGCGGAAAAAACAAACTGCACAGCCGAGTCGACCCGAAAAGACCTTTATCTCGAGGTTGGAGTGGCAGTGAGGAAGATAATCGAGCGATTACTCACATCAGGCCAGGGCTTGGAATTGGCCGTAGCCCAGAGTTGGTACGAGGTGATGCAAGACGACCGCTTGGCAAGAAAGGTGGTCAAACGTGCTGTCATGACGACTGCATACGGAGTAACACCGGAAGGGATTCGCGAACAGCTGGTGAATGATCGGATGTGTGATCACCTGGCTATTCCCAAGGAGCTCATGACCCTTCCCGTGATCCAGGCTAGGCATAAGCTAGCCAGCTATATGCGTGACTGGATCATCGAAGCTCGAGTGGAGGTCGTCAGTGAGGCAGTACGCATCATGGACTACCTCCGCGATTGCGCGAAGGTGCTGGCGGAGAACGGCTACCCTTTATCCTGGACGACTCCTGACGACTGCCAGGTCACCCAGAAGTACGTCGTCCTTAAAGAGAAGCACGTCCGCACCTTCGACAACTGGATGCGCCGCCTACGCAAGCGCACTGATCAGCTCAGCCCCAGCAAGAACGCCGGGGCTGCAGCGCCCAACGTAGTTCACAGCCTGGACGCCGCAATGTGCCGCATGGTCGCTCTCAGGCTTGTGGACAACGGCATTGAGGACATGGCATTTGTGCATGACAGCTACGCCGTCCATGCTCGCCACCTCGATGAGCTCAACCACATCATCCGACAGGTCGCCGTCGACATTTTCGCGGGAAACTGGCTAGACGACACGATGCACCAAGGCCTGCTCGAGATGATCCCCAACAACCTCAACTTGCCCTCACCACCAAAGCAAGGCAATCTCAATGTGAGGGAGGAGCTCCCGCGAGCTCGTTATTTTTTCAGCTGATAACTACAGGGAGACACTGTACATGATTACTACAGTTAACAAGTTACGCGAGGAGCTTGGGAAGGACATTGGTATCTTCCACCACGTCGACGGCTGCTACACGGTCATCGCCCCTGTGCCTGAAGGCGCAGAGATCGGCGGCCAGTACTGGCAGGAAGACGGTTCCTTACTCCTCCTTCGCGGGATCGCCCACCTGGGCGGTGAAGAAACCACCTATGAGCTCAACTTTGAGTCGGTATCGGTCGTTCTA